CAGGACCAACAGGACCAACAGGTTCTACCGGGTCTACTGGGCCCACAGGACCAACTGGACCTACGGGCTCAACGGGTTCTACAGGCCCAACTGGTCCTACCGGGCCAACAGGTTCCACTGGAACCACAGGTCCGACAGGTCCAACTGGCCCCGGCGGCATTAACTCAGGCACAGCGGGTCAAGTTGCGTATTACGCATCAAGCGGAACAACACTTTCCGGAACGGGAACACTTGCCCAATTAAGTTGGACCAATACGGCGGTTACTGTTACGTCTAATGCTGGTACAGTTCCTATTACTTCCAAGTTAAACACGTTTACTAACTCATCTGCCGCCACAATGGCCATTACAATGGCAGTGACTAGTGCGGCTGATGGCCAGATGTCTATTGTTCGCATTTATGATTTTAGTGCTGCTGCTCAAACAATTGGGTGGACCAACACTGAAAACAGCACGGTTTCTGTGCCAACGACATCAAACGGTTCAACGACACTGCCATTGACGGTTGGCTTCATGTATAACGGCCAAACGTCCAAGTGGCGTTGCATTGCTTCAGCATAATGGTGTGAAATGAACGCAGCAGTTGTTGATGACCAAACCAACATAGTCCTAAACAAGATTGTTGCTGATGCAACAATTGATCCTGCGCCTGATGGGACGTATCTGGTCAACATCCCAGATGGCGTGATGTGCGATATTGGTTGGTTATGGGATGGTACGAATTTCGTAGACCCTAATGGTGTAGGGGTCGCGTAATGGCAACTAAAACCGTACTCCTTACCTCCGGCACAACTTGGACCGTACCCGCTGACCTTGATACAGCCACCAACGTAACCGTTATCGCCATCGGCGGCGGTGGCGGTGGTTCAAGGCCCGGTGGTCTTAGTGGTGGCGGCGGCGGCGGTGGCGGCGGTTGGTCATCGTCTTCGGTTAGTTTTTCTGGTCTAACGCCCGGTACTTCCTCAACATTTATTTCTATCGGTGCTGGTGGAACAGGCGCGAAGACAGATTCTACTAACGGTACAACAGGTGGGCAGACGTGGTTTAATAAATCTGCGAACGCTGCTCCAACAGTATCTACTGATGGTGCTCTTGCTAAAGCAGGTACTTTCGCTGGTAGTGGTGGTGGCGGCGGAAACGGTGGTTCAACCACTGGCGCGATTGGTGTAACAACCGTTGCAGGTGGGGCGGGTGGTACAGGCAGTGCTTCTAACAGAGCAGGTGGTGCTGGCGGTGGCTCTGCTGGTAGTAGTTTAGGCGTTGGCAGGATTGGCGGCGCTTCTGGAGCCGTTTCCGGATCAGGTGGTGGAGGCGGTGGCGGTGTTGGCGGCGTAGGTACTGCATCGGCGGCTACAGCCTCAAGCGCGGGAGGTAACGGCGGTTTAAATTATTCTGCCGCAGCCGGTGGTGCAGGTGGTACTTCGCCGTCAGGCACGGGTAATGCTGGCGCAAATGGTGCGGGCGGCGGTGGCGGCGGTGGGACAAATACTAGTGGCGCAACTGGTGGCGCGGGCGGCGCGGGCGGTGCAGGTACTGAATATACAATAACTGCGGGGGGAACTGCTGGTTCTGGCGGCGGTGGCGCTGGCGGTGGCGGCGGCGGCGCGGGCGGTGGTACCGCAGGAGCCGGAGCATCTGCTGGTAACTATGGTGGCGGCGGTGGTGGTGGTGGTTCTGCAAGCAATACGGGCAATGGTGGTGATGGCGCACAAGGCGCGGTTATCATTACGTATACGGTTAAAACATCCGGCAACTTTTTAATGTTTATGTAAAAGGAGAAAAAATGCCATTTAGTTCTGAAAACGGAAAACCACAAATACGCAAAATCATGGAAAGGCTTAAACCTTCCACGATGTTGGATGTTGGCTGTGGGTCTGGAACATATGCAAAAATGTTCCCTAATATTCAGAAAACAGGCATTGAAATTTGGAAACCATACATTGAACAGTATGGTTTAAATGATTTGTATGGTGATCTAAAAACAGAAGATGTGCGTACATGGACGCCTGATCGTACATACGATGTTGCTATTCTTGGCGATGTTTTGGAGCATATGACGACCGAAGAAGCCGAGGCGGTTTTTAATAAAATCCGTAATTGCTCCACGTCCGTCATTGTCAGCATTCCGATTGGTCATTATCCACAGGGTGAATATGAGGGTAATCCTTATGAGGTCCATGTCGTTGACCATTGGACGGATGCAATGGTTAGGGAGACATTTGGCCAACCAACGTGGGGCCAAGTGGACGGTGAAATTGGCGTTTATGTATGGTCACCCATTCAGGTCCGCCCAAAGATTTGCGTATATGCCATTAGCAAAAACGAAGCGCATTTTATTCCACGTTTTTGTGGTTCCGCCAAAGATGCTGACCTTATCCTAATTGCAGACACCGGATCAGACGATGGGTTGCCGGAGGAGGCCGAAAAGCACGGTGCTCAGGTTCATCATATCTCCATTACGCCTTGGCGGTTTGATCTGGCCCGTAATGCTGCTTTGGCATTAATTCCACGGGATTATGATATCTGCATCAGTCTGGACATTGATGAGGTCCTCCAGCCCGGATGGCGGGAAGAAATTGAACGTGTATGGATGTGGGGTAAGACAACCCGCCTTCGATATATGTTTGACTGGGGCGCTGGTATTGCTTTCTATTATGAAAAAATCCATGCCAAGCACGGATATATGTGGCATCACCCTTGCCATGAGTATCCCATCCATGATGGCCGCATTACGGAAATTTGGGCGCAGACTGAAATGCTCATTGCGGTTCATATGCCTGATCCGACAAAGAGCCGTGGCCAGTACATGGACCTATTGGAACTATCGGTCCAAGAAGACACGCATTGCCCCCGGAATGCTTTTTACTATGCACGGGAACTTAGTTTTCATGGCCGTTGGCGAGATAGCATTGAGGCTTGCGAAAAATACCTTAAAATGCCGGAAGCAGCTTGGAACAACGAACGGTGCTATGCATACCGTGTCATGGGTCGTTGTTACAATGAATTGTTTGACCACGGCAATGCAGAGAAGGCTTTTCAAATGGCCGCCTCTGAAGCTCCCAATACGCGGGAACCTTGGTGCGAATTAGCGGCCCTTATGTACCGCCTATCTCGTTGGGAGGAATGTTTTGCATACGCAATGCGAGCATTACGGATCACTGACCGCGCAATGGTTTACACCTGCGACCCGGAAGTATGGCGGTATCAGCCCCACGACTATGCCAGCATAGCTGCTTGGCATCTTGGGCTTCAAACGATATCCATAGAACAAGCACAATTGGCGCTTTTACATGAGCCTGATAATACCCGGTTAAAAGATAATTTAGATTTTGTTTTAGGCAAAAAGGCAGCATAATCATGGAAATGCAGGGAATCATCAATTTGGCGGGGTTGGTCGTCATGGGTGTTGTAAGTTTCCTGTATAAGGATAACTCTTATAAACTTCGCAATTTGGAGGACAAAATCCACCGCAGTGAAGTTGACATGCCAACAAATTATGTTCGCAAGGACGAATTGTCGTCGCATTTAAATCGTATTGAATCTATGCTAAATAAGATATTTGAACGTCTGGAACAAAAGGCAGATAAGCCATGACCACGTATACGACAAATAAAGCATTTCAAGAACCGGATGCCAATTCATCCAATTGGAACGTACCGTTAAATTCCAATTTTGTAGCTATTGATGCTGCATTTGGAACAACGACCACGGCTACTTTAACGGGGACTACATACAACCTCAGTGCTTCAGAAATTGCAAATTTTCGTATTTATTTAAACGGCAGTCCCGGTAGCAACGTACGTGTCGTTATTCCAATAACAAACTCAGCGGGGAGCAGCGTTGGCGGTTATTGGGTTATTGAAAATCAAATTACGACTTCAGTGACAATTACGGTTGCCAACTCTTTTGGCGGAAACACCGTTGTTGTTCCAAAAGGATACCGCATTGTATTATTTTCCGATCCGACATCTGGTGTTTGGATTGCAAATGATGGATTAACTCAGGGAAATTTCCCCGGATTGTTTAGTACTTTATATACTTCTGGAAACGTTGGAATTGGGCAAAGTTCCGCAAATGGAAGATTAGACGTATTATCCACCGGAGTTAACATAGCAGATATACGGTATTCTAATAATTCAAATAAATACCTTGGGATAGGTTATAGCACTACTGGGTTTTTAATAAGCGCCGTAGACAATAGTTCAAGTTTGGGATTGCGGTTTTTTACTGGTGGATCATCATTTCCGGGAAATGAACGGTTAAAAATAGATGTAAATGGCAATGTTCTTGTTACTGGAACTGGAACAACTGCTGGGTTTGGGTATGGGACTGGTGCGGGAGGAACGGTTACACAGGGCACTTCTCGCACAACCAGTGTCACACTTAATAAAGCAACTGGTGCCATTACCCTATTTACCGCTGCTCCGACGGCTGGATTGGGTGGAGCAACAACCTTTACAGTTAACAATAGTACGGTAGCTGCAACGGATACAGTTATTGTTAATGTAAAATCTTCAACAAACACCTATCTTGCTTTTGTTTCAGCTGTTGCCTCTACTTCTTTCCAAATTTCACTTATTTCCTTAACGGGAACCGCATCAGACACCCCAGTAATCAACTTTGCCGTCATCAAAGGAGCTACTTCTTAATCAATTCGTAGACTTTAACAATGGTTTATGGCATCAAATTAAACAGTAATGCAATGCCTATAGGGGGCGAACGTGGCTTTAACATACAGTCAATACGTAACACAGCTAGCTACGCTTGCAGTCGTCCCAGAAACTGATTCCTTTTTCTTGACCATTTTGCCAGATGCAATTTCTTATGCAGAGTTGCGGATTCAAAGAGATTTGGATCTTTTAGCGACCGTTGTAGCTGATACATCGTCTTATTCTACAACTGCGTCCCAAGGGTATGTTAATATCCTCCCATCGCAATTTATTTCAGTTCAAACAGTATCTATAACAACCCCGGCCTCTACTACGTTTCCATTGGTAAGCGTTTCCAAAGAATATATTCAAAACGTTTTTAATGGCAACACTACGGGGACCCCAACGTATTTTGCAATGTATGGATCGGGTACAGATACTACCGGATTGAACAACATAACCATTCTTTTGGGACCAATACCGGATGCAACTTATCCTCTTACAATAACTGGTACGGAACGTTTTGCGACATTAAGCGCATCCAATACACCTACGTACATAAGTACGTACTTTCCAGACTTGTTCCTTATGGCGTCAATGATTTATGTTTCCGCCTACCAAAGAAATTTTGGTAAAATGAATGATGATCCACAAATGGCGGTTACGTATGAAAGCCAATACCAAACCCTCTTAAGAGGTTCAACGGTGGAAGAATACAGAAAGAAATTTGAAGGCCCGGCTTGGTCTTCGCTTTCTCCATCTCCTATTGCCACCCCTCCACGGAGTTAACCCATGCCCCGTGCAGAACTTAAACTTGTTCCCGGCGTTGATTTAATAAAAACGTTAAATTTAAACGAATCCGCCATTTCGGATACAAATCAAATTCGGTTTTTGCCTGACCGCAATCAATTAGGGTTGGTCCAAAAAATGGGCGGCTGGCAACCATATTATGGAACCGCCATATCTTCTACTGTCCGGTCAATGAAGGCATACAATGATTTGAATAATTTAAATCATCTTGCTTTGGGTTGCATAGGGCCAACCCCCGGAACCAATGCATATGGTTCATTGCAAATCTTAACAAAAGGCAGTTTGATAGATGTAACGCCACAATTCCGGGCCAATTATGTTGTGCCCGCAACATCTACATTAAATACAATTAGCTACGTTATTCAAAACACCGGAACAACCAATTTTACTTCCGTTGGCGCTTCCTCCAATAACCTTTACACGTATTTTACTGCTACCGGAGCGGCAAGTGGCACGGGAGCAGCTATCCCGGCTATCAAAATATCAACGACGGTTGGTAGTAATATTATAACAATTTTAGATACGGAAATCCCAGCAATTGTTGGTGATTTTATTGAATTTAAAGAACCTATATCCCTTGGGGGAAATATTCTCCAAGGGCCATACGCCGTAACAAGTGCAAGTGGGACGACATACACAGTACAAGCTTCAAATATTGCTACTATTCCTGAAACTAATTTTCTGTTTCCAAATGCATCTTCCGTTTTTACGGGCAGCATCACCGCAGCGGTATTAAGTGTTACAGCAACAACCACTGGAACAATCACTGCTGGTCAATTGCTGACTGCGCCCGGCATTTTGCCAAGTACAGTTGTTATTTCTCAATTAACAAGTACGGCGACAAATGCGGCTAACAAAACCTATTCCAGTGGTGGTGCTGTCGGAACAAATACAGTTACATTAAACAGCGTTACAAATGTTGCTGTAGGTCAAATAGTAAGCGGAACGGGCGTACCAAATGGCAGCTTTGTTGGGTCTATTTCTGGAACTACCATTAGTTTGGTAACCGTTACTGGGACTGTAAGCAATTTTACAGTTCAAGCCTCCGGAAGCTATGTGTTTAAACCAACGGGCACTACTGGTACATATGCTGTATCTGTATCTCAAACATTAGCCTCTGGCATTATTTCTGGAACTTTAGAACAATATCGTACCTATGTTATCCAATCTCCGGGGACAACAAGTTGGACTTCTAACGGTTCGGCTTCCAATTTGGCCGGGGCGGTATTTTTATCTACCGTTGCCAATACCTCTGCTGGAAATTTTATTATTGGCAATACATACGAAATTTTAACAGTTGGAACCACTGATTATACGTTAATTGGTGCTTCCGCCAATACCGTTGGCGTTATTTTTGTTGCAACTGGTGTTGGAGCGGGAACTGGCATTGCAACGACATATACGGGAACGGGTACGGCCCGATTATTAGGAGTTCCTGCGTATTATATTGCTCCGGGCAGCCAAACAGTAACTGTTTACCTTGATTATCATACATATACGGTAGGAAGCGATTATTATATTGCTGAACCAGTAACGATAAATAACGTGACCTTGGCGGGTTCTTTTACAGTTACTTCAGTTGGTACTGGCCCATTGGTGTCAACTTTTACAATTCAAGCGCCCGGCGTTGTCGCGTCTTTAACAAGTGCTGGATCTTTTGTTATTGGTCAACAATACAAAATTCAATCTATCGGAACAACGAATTTTACGGCTATTGGCGCTTCCTCGAACACCATAGGCGTCGTGTTTGCCGCAACGGGTTCTGGTTCTGGGACGGGAACGGCATTTATTGCAAACCCTGTTCCAGCCAACTCAGGTATGCCCAACACTAATTTTTACATTTCACCCTTGCCGACTGCTCAACAACAATTATACGGTGCAGACGGATATGGCGTAGGTCCGTATGGCTCTAACGCAAATTTATCGGTAAACGCTGGTTCATTTATTATTGGAACGCAGTATCAAATTTCTTTTGTTGGAACGACAGATTTTACCCTTATCGGCGCATC